GTATGGTCAAGTGTATTAAGCAACTATGTAAATCATGCTCAATGGGTGCCTCTTGGTTACAGAAATTTTAATTTAAAAGATGATTCAGTAAATAATGCTTTATTAGCTTTAATTACATTTGGCGAAGGTTGGCATAATAATCATCACGCAACACCTGGCCGTGCTTCATTTAAAAGAAGATGGTGGGAGTTTGATTTAACTGGTAGTATTATTAATCTAATCAAAAAGTAATACGATATGTATTCTAATCTGGCTTTTTTACCTATTAAAGTAGATTTTTTTAAAAATTTTAATATTATAGAAGATTTTCCTAATCAATTTCATTTTTGGAACTATAAACAATTACTAGACGAAAATAACAAATCAAATTATGATGTAAAACCTTGGCGCACAGATTTAAATAAAGAATATGATTTTGTTAAAAAATTAGTAGAACAATTACCCTATGATAATTTATCTAGTGTAAGAATAACAAAACAATTACATCCAGTTTTACAACATTTAGATATAACAACACTTGATTGTCCTTTAAATATATACGAGGATTTTGTAAAAAATGAACCTTGTGGATATAGATTTGTTTTGATAAACAAAAATACTTTTTTACAATTTTTTATTAAAGAACAATGGGTAACAGCTAATTTGCCTGATAATACGTATTGTTATTTAATGAATACAACTAAACTATTACATAGAGTTTTATCTTTTGATAATATGAGTGAAAGAATTACAATATATGTAAGAGGTAATGTTAATAAAGAAAAACATTTAAAAAATATAGAAAATAATTTAAAGTCTTACGAAAAGTATGCTTTATATATGTAAGAGTTTTAAATAAGGTTTATTTAATTTAGCAAATACTCTTAATTGTATTCTTTGACTTTTAACTTCTGTCGTACAGTGTAAACAAGCGTCATCAAAATGCCAAGCTTTATGTTTACTCTCATCTACCATAAATTTTTTACCAGTATTATAATCTTGTATCCATAAGTTGGCACCACCATCGGCTACGTTCAAAGTGATAGAACAAAAACCTTTATTGTAAAAATTTTTATTTGTTTGAGGCCCACTATCTTTATGTACAACGCCTATGCTTGGTGGCTCTTGTAATATACAACGTACTGTTAAAGGATATTCTATTGGTAATGATTTTATAACACTTTTAGTATATGATATATTTAAATCTTCACGCCAAGACCAAGGATTAGTATATTTTATCCATAAAGGCAATCTATCATTATTTTCAAATTTACCTTCCCAAGATTCTTTTTGAGATTTTTCTTTTTCAGGTAAATAAGTTAAATTTAACATTTGAAAAGTATTATATTCTCCTTTAACTAATTTTCTTTCTCCGTTTTCTTGCACATAATGATGTATCTGTTTGTTTTTTTCAAACATAGCTTCAGGAAATATATCGCCATTTGGGTCCCACCTACTATGGCCTTTTTCATTGTAATCTGTGGTAGCGACCATACTTTTTTCAAATACATTGTTTGTTAATAATTCATCTTTGATTTTTTGTTGGTCAAAATCAAAATCAATACTAGCCCATACTGGTATCATTATATTCCTTTGGTAAATATTTTTCTTTAAATTCTTTCAAAGAACAACTTATTAATTTAACTGCTATTTTTTGTTTTGTATTATTAATATTATATACATTATCCAAAAAAATTAAATCATTATAAAAAGTAGAATTTTTATTACCTAATGTTACTGCTTTTTTATCTTTAACTCTTTTTAAAAATTTAATCAGCCATTCATTATATATATTAAAAGTAAAAACAACCGCTTTGACATTTAATTTTTTAGCTTCTTCAAATTGTTTGGGTAACAAGTAATCGCCTTGCCACCATTTTTTTCTTGCATTAAGATTTGTCCAGGTACGAGAACCTAATATCATAATATCTTTTGACCAAGGACTTATATAACAACCACTGGCCGCTATGGGTTTTTCATCTTTTAATAACACAAAAAATTTACCTTTATCAAATCTTTTTTTCTTAACAATACTATACATTAATGATGATTTATTATTTTGCCAATTTTTCCAATTAATATTTTTAGATGCTACGCTATTATCTTTTTCAGAAAGTTTACATATTTCTTCTAAATTTTTTTTATAATCTTGCCAGTTTAAACTGTTTATAGATAATACTTCAATATTATTCATTAAATTTATTTTATTTTACAAATAGTTTTTCTTCAACAATTTCTTTTATAGGTTTGCCAAAATATTTACTTTTGTTATACGTATCTGTATTTTTATCGTAATTTAACCAAGGTGTTAATCCTAATACAATGTTAATTCTAGGTTCTTTTGTTTTTGGTACTTTTAAAAAAGCAGCTCTATGATCTAATCTTGTATTCCACAAATAAACTTTTCCAGTTTCTAAAACATAAGTTTTATTTTTGAATTGTATCACATATTCTTCACTTGTTTGTAAAGGTATATTTACTCTTAATATTTGACAAGTAGGTTCGTCAATATGCCAACCATCATTTTCGTTAAATGGTAATTGATTATAACCAAAAAGATATGCTACTCTACTTCTAACTATATGAAAATTAAATCTATCTAAAAAAAATCCTAAATGTTTTTGAATAACATCATCTATTTTTCTAAATCCTAAACCATCATAATATGTATCTTTCATTTGTTTATGATCTCCTGGATCTATATTTGAGCTATGATTTTGGCTTAATAATTTTGAACCAAAAACTTGGTGATAAATGTTTTCCGATTTTTCAAAAAAAGTTGGATTGTAGGTTAATCCAAAACCCTTATATGTATTACTTGTAAAGTATTTAGTGCGCCACGCTTGTAAATGCACCTTTTTTTCTATTGCTTTTACTCCTTCTAAAATTTTACTTACAGGAGGTAAATTTAATTCTTCAAGTGTAAATTCATACCAATCAAAATTAATTTGAAGTTCATCTGTATTTTCAAAAAGCTTTAATGCTTCATTATATATCATAATATTTTTTTTCAATAATTCTATTAGCTACTTTTTCAAAACTTTCATTTTCAATAGATATTTTAAATAATAATCTTTCATTGTCGCCATTTGTAACACTATGTGGTTGTGTCGTATCTAATAAAGCACTTTTATAAAAATAATTTTGGCCATTTATTGTTATAGCCGTGTTACTTTCACTTAATAAAAAATTTAAAGAACATTTTGTTGTACCATCTGTATGCGTGTTTATAAAAGCATTAGGTTTTAACCAATAAAATCTAGGTGTACCTGTAACTTCAAAATCTTTCATAATTTCTTTTATATAATCACAAGAATATATACTGACTTTCCAATCTGTAAAAATTTTATTTGGATAACGGCCGTCTGTATGAAATGCAGATAACTTTTTAGCTTCTTCAGATTCTTTTAAAATTAAATCTTTTTTAAGTTCGTATTTTAAATGTAATAATGGTTGCATAATTATCAGTTTTAAATATATATAACTATTTATCTGTTATAAATAACATATAAGGAGTGATTATATGGTAACAATAAATGGCGTAGAATATGATGAAACAAAGTTTAGTGATAAATTAAGAAATTATATTATTGCTAGACAAGAAATTGTACAAAGTAAAACCCGTCATGTTATAGAAGTTGAAAAGATAGATGTCTTAATAGAATACTATAATAACAAAATTATTGAAGAATTAGGTATACAAATAAACAAAGATACAGATAGTAAAAAATAATGGCTGCTATAGCTAACTTATCAATAGACCAAGGTGCAACTTTCACATCAGACGTTACGGTTAAAGATCTTGACGGAGCCGTATTTGATTTAACAGGTTACACTGGTCGAGCCAAAATGGCCAAAGGTTATGCTTCAACAAAAACACGAACAACAATAACAGTTACATTTGCTGCTGATAGAACCACAGGCGTGTTAACAATTTCATTAACGGCCAATCAAACATCTGCATTAGATCCTGAAAGATACGTTTATGATGTGGAAATTGAGTCGCCAACAGGCGTGGTTACAAGAGTTATAGAAGGCATTATTACAGTTAGACCTGAAGTTTCTACATAAAATAAATCTATATTATAAGTTAAAAATAATATAAATATATCAAAAAGAGAGATTTAAATGGTTAACATTACAGCTAAAATTAACACACCCTCATCATCTGGACCTCAAAAGGTATCGGTTAGCGTTCCTGCAACTGTAGCCGTACAAAATAGTAATTTACAATTAAAACTTTTAGGTGATGTTGATGTAACCGATTTAAATGACGGAGCATTATTACAATATAGAGCAAGCGATCAAAAATTTGTAAGTAGAAACGAAATAATTACAAATACAGGTAATTTAACTCTAAATGGAGGAGAATACTAATAAATGGCAACAGTAATTAAAATTAAAACATCTAACGCCGTTGGTAAACCCGCTACAGCCAAAATCGGAGAGCTTGCATATTCTTATGGAATAGGTGCATATAACACAAATGGTGATAAACTTTTTATAGGTGTAGGCCCTATTGATGGTGTAGGTAACGCTTCTATACAAGAAGTTATTGGCGGTAAATATTTTACAGATTTAGCAGACCATGAGCCAGGCGTTCTTACCGCTTCATCAGCAATAATTGTTGACGCAAGTAAAAGAATAGATGAATTAGCTGTAGGTAATCACGTTACAGATGGCGGTACAATAAAATTTAATGAGGGCACAAGCAATGGTGCTAATTTTGTAGGACTTAAAGCTCCTAATAATTTAGCGGCTACAACTACATTTACTTTGCCTACAGGAGATGGTTCACCAGGCCAATATTTAAAAACTGATGGCTCAGGTAACTTAGCATTTGAAACCGTATTTTCTAATGTTACAATTGTTGGTGATACAGGCTCAGATACATTTAATACTAACGAGACTTTAGATTTTGAAGGTAATGCTCAAATTAATACCACTGTAAGCGATAACAAAGTCTCCTTTAATATTATTAATGATTCAATCGGTACAACGCAACTTACAAATGCAGGTGTTACAAATGCAAAGTTAGCAAATCCGGATACAACATTAGGTAGCACAACACTTACTTTAGGTTCAACACAAACAGATTTATCAGGATTAACTTCTTTAGTTGTAGATGACTTAACATTAAACGGCCAATCAATTACAACAATAATTGGAAATAAAGATATTGTATTAACACCACACGGCACCGGCACAGTTACCGTTCCAGCAGGATATAAAGATCGAGCAGGTTTTGGAACAACATCACTTGCAACAAAAGAATATGTTGATTCAGTATCTCAAGGTTTAGATGTAAAAAATTCTGTTGTAGTAGCAACAACTACAAATTTAGTAGCAACTTACAATAATGGTACTTCAGGTGTAGGTGCAACATTAACTTTTGCTTCAGCTGTAAATACACTTGATGGTATTGCATTAACAGATGGCGATAGAATTTTAGTAAAAGATCAATCAACAGCAAGTGAAAATGGTATTTACGTAAGAACATCATCAACTGTTTTTACACGAGCAATTGACGCTGATACAGCAAGTGAAATTACAGGCGGCACATTTGTATTCGTAGAACAAGGTACAGCTAACGCAGAAAATGGTTATGTCTTTACACATGAAGGCACACCTACATTAGGTTCAACATCACTTACAGTATCACAATTTTCAGGTGCAGGCCAAATTACAGCAGGTGCTGCTTTAACAAAAACTGGTAATCAAATAGATGTAGCGGTAGATAACAGTTCAATAGAAATTGTAGCAGATCAATTAAATGTAAAAGCATTAGGTATTACAAACTCAATGTTAGCAGGTAGTATTGCAACAAGTAAATTAGCTGCGCCACATTTTTTTATTTCAGACGAAACATCATCTGTTGCACAAATAAATTTAAATCAAACTTTACAAATAAATGCAGGCGAAGGTATTGATACATCTATTTCAGGCAATATAATTAATATTATAGGAGAATTAGCGTCAAACGCAAATATAGGAGTAGCTTCATTTAATGCAGGTAATTTTACAGTTACAAGCGGTGATGTTACCGTAACAACAATAGACGGAGGTACATATTAATGTCATTTTTTATTTGGCATATTTTAGCAATTTTAACAGTTATGACTGTTTCTTATATTATAGGGTATAGTGTAGGTCATAAAAATGCTATTGAAAAAAGAAATTTTAAAATTATAGATCGTATTAAAGATATTTTTAGGAAATAATTATGGCAACTGTAATTAAACCTAAAAGGTCAATCGTACCAGCTTCAGTTCCGCTAGCAGGCTCTTTAGAAATAGGCGAATTGGCTATGAACATACCTGATGGTAAATTTTATACAAAAGATCAATTTGGTTCTGTATTAGAAGTTGGCGGTGCTGGTGCAATTACACTTCAAGGTGTTACAGACAACAGTGCTGTCACAACAAACAGTATTACTTTAAATGGTGGCAACTTAATATTTGAAGGTCTTGTTGAAAATGCTTTTGAAACAACTTTAACTGTAGCAGAACCAACATCAGATCGAACAATTACATTACCAAATCAATCAGGCACAGTGGCGATGGACGGAGACGCTTTAGCATACTCTATTGTTTTTGGAGGATAAAAAATGGCAAGTCTATTTAAAAATGCCGGAATGCAAATAGTAACATCTGATAATGCTAGTGCAAATTTCTATACTTGTCCTGCTGGCACAGTGGCCGTTATACACGCTTTATATATTTCAAATAAAAGTTCTTCAAACGTAGGCAATGTAGATGTAAAAGTTACAACTGATGGCGGTACAACTTTTTATCATATAGGAAAATCTTTAGAGATAGAAACTAATAATACATTAGTTTTAGATAAACCAGTAAATTTAGAAGCAAATGATATTATTAGAATTGTTGCCGAGCTCAATGTTGACTCAACTGCACCAGATATAGAAGCATTTGCTAGTATATTGGAGATTTCATAATGTCATATTTAATAGGTACAACTTCAATATCAGTAGATAAATTAAAAAATTTTAATGCTTT